GTTTTTGGGGTTGGTGAGCAGGACTGTTCCGTCGTCCATTGAGGGACACTGGATAATGGGGATAGCCGCAGGCTGTGTGTATACGTTGTCGGGGAGAGCACCGCCCTTTTCAAGCACCTGCTTCTGCAGATACAGCGACCATTCCTGTGCCCTCTTGGGCGACATGAGCCAACGGAGCTTGCCGTCGTTGTACTTGTTGGGGAGCGACTGGAGTGCAGCATAGAACATATCAAGTGTCATGTGCGTATCGGATGTAGCATCATACACATGACCGTTCGCGTTTATCTGCTTTATCCAACCGTCGTTTATGTACAGGAAGTCGTGGTCCTCGTTGCTTGCAGATACGGAAGTATCGCTGTTGAGACAAAGGTCTTCGTTGTCGATACCCATCTGTGTGGTCATAAGGTTTGTAATTTTAGCTTCGAGACTTTCTCCTTCAATGTTCTGACGGAGAGTTTCTTCTGTTATCTCCCAAGGGAGACGAACAGGAGTAACAGCGTACTCAATCTTGCTTGTCTGTACGCCTGCTCTGTAGCCGTCGTCCACACCTTCCGTCTTTTTGCGGAGAAGTCTCTTTCCGATACCCAGCTTGTCCAGTTCACCTGTCTGAGCTGTTACCATCTCGTGTCTTACAAGTCCTCCGAGGTTTGTTGCCTCGAATGTCTGCATGATGAATTTTCTCGCCTGATAAGGGTTGAGTATACCGTTAGTCAGCGAGGTCGTTTTGATAGCGTCCTTCACTATCTGTTCATTTGTCATAGGCATATGCTTTTTCCTCCTTTGCTTGGTATTTATCAGAACATTCCCGTCATGTAATGTTCTTCGCCGCTTTTCGCTACGGGACTGCCGTCACTAAGATTTGAGGGCATACCCGTGTGCTTCTTGATAGGCTCGACCGCTTCCGTTACAGCTTCCTTTATCATTTTGGCGATATTCTCTGCTGTAAGCGGAGCTTCGGACTGTTCGGGAGCAGGCTGTTCGGGGTTAAGAGCCTTTGCAACTTCTTCCTTGACCATTTTCGCTATCGCTTCCATAGTCACGGGAGTTTCGCCCTCACTCTTGGCTACGGGCTCTGTCTGTTCGGGGTGCATAGCTTCTGCTATGCTTTCTTTGATCATCTTCTTGACTTCTTCAACTGTCATATCGACTTCCTCCTTTTCTTCTTCGTTTTCCTCTGCAGGCTCGTCGAATTCTTTCATAAATTCTCCGAGCGAGTTGTAGATACCGCTGAGAGTTTCCTTGTTCTTGGCGGACATCTTCTTGCCCGACTTAGCGAGAAGTTCTTCTGTAGGCTTTATGCACTTGACGATATGCATTTCCGTAGTAAGCAGTTCCGTAACAATATCATTGAAGTCGGATAAAGCTTCTCTTATTTTACCTTCGTCTTCCTCGAATACGTATTTGCCTATGCTGGGATCATAGTATTCGAGTGTGTTCTGAAGTGCATAGAACGCTTCCCAAAAGCTGTTGCTTTTGGTTCGTTCATTGAATTTGTCCTTGACTTCACCCTTGACGATACTGCCTTCAAGTCCCAGGAGTTTCGCCATTTTCGTGAGGAAGCTCTTTTTTTCTTCCTTTTCGACTTCGGCAGTATTGCCGCTGCCGCTAAGGTCGGTGTCCTCATCGCTGTAAAGTCCTGTACCACCCATTGAAAAACCTGTTATCTCGCCTTTTTCGACCTTTTCCCAAAGGTCATTGTCCGTTATCTCAACGGTCATCAGCCATGTGCCTTTGGCGATAGTCTGACCTTCTATCTCACAGTCGGCTTTGGCTATCCAACTCTCCACGACTTCCGTGCCCTTTTGGAGCTTAAAGCTGTGGTTCACATCGTTGCCTATACCGTTTTTCATAAAGCCGTAGGCTGTTTTTGCGATAGTTTCGGCTTTCATAAAATCGCCGTCGCTGTCTTCCGTCATAGGCTCGTAAACTACGCCTGTGACATAGTGACTCTCGGCGTTCTTGGCGATTATCTTGCCGAATGTTTCAAACTTCGCCTTGCCGTCATCGGCTTTTGTGATAAGGAACTGCCTTTTGTTGGCTGCCTTATTCACGAGCGACACAAAGCTGATCTCAGCGTCAAGTATCTCTCTGGCTTTCTTTATACTTGCCATTTCCTTTTTCACCTCCTCTCAAAGTGTGCTGTATTTGTGTTGATAGCTTTATTCATTTTCCGCACCTGCCTTTTGTTCTTCTTCCCATTGTGCGTCAAGGCTTTCTATAGCCTCTCGCTGTAATCTCTGCCTTTCTTCCAGCGGCATGGCGAGTATATCATCATCCACAATATCCTGTGCTATGCAATGGCAGCTGATGGATTCCTCGGGAGGAAGGTTGGGGTCAACAGGGAACATGGGATTATAGACCGTCCCGTCCATGCCTGTAAGAGTGAACGGCTTGTCTACATCGACTATCTGTCCGTCCATAGCGACATGGTTTTCTCTCGGCTTGTTTTTGTGTTCTCCCGTGTGCCTCCACATCTTCCGAGTGATACATGGGTTCTGTATTGCTGCCTCCTGCCTGCTCACGTTATGTGCTCTGAGTACCTCGGTAACAGCTACAGTCCTTGCCCGGTAGTATTCATCCCGTATTCCGCTTGTCTTTATCTCTCGGATAAGGCTGTTTATGTCATTTCCGTTATCAAAACTCCGCTTTATCATGTCGGACAGAGCGTTATGCGTGGTTATCTTCATCATGTCGCCGAGCTCGGCGCTCCAACTGTCTATCCAAGCGATAGTCTTTTTAGAAACGAAGCTTGACGGAAGCTGTTCATCAACGAAATTTACATAGGTCTGCACAAGGTCGGGGATCAGCTTGCCCAGCTCCTTCGACATCACCTTGCTTATTTTCTTGCCGCATTTGTCACGCTCGAATATATCTTCGAGTACGCCTGCTGACATAAGCGCGGACAGCGTTTCATGCTTTTTTATCTCTTTGAGCAGATACTTCTTTTGCTTTTCAAGGGCATCCTCTACACCTGTTTCTATGCTGTCTACAGTTTCAACACTTTCCTCGGGTTCGGCTCTGCCCTCGTCCTCGAACGTATCGGTAAGGTCGTCATCTGCCTTTTTAAGATATACTTCTATCGCCTTTAACAACGGCTTATATTGCAACAACATATTTTCACCTGCCTTTTTGCCGATGTCGGCAATATGGTTTTGCACCCGGGTGCAATTATTCTATTTCCTCAAATCTGTATGCGTTGCAAGCAAGAGGGGAGTAACCTCGAAGCCTTTGAAGTGTCTGTAACGCTTGTTCATATCTATTTTTCTCATAACTTTTTCCTTTCTGCCGATACACCAACTGTTCTGCCGATACACCAACTGCTTACTGCTCGTCAGTTGGTGTATTCTCCTGACCCTCTGATTTTGCTATCAGCAGTTTCTTCACTTCACGCATTATAGCCACAACTTCATTGTCATGGTTTTTCTCTGCTTTCTGTATCTGCTGTCCGAGACTGCTCGTGATACCCTGTAGGACATTCTGTGGCGTTTCCTGTGGCGTTAAATTAAATCCCAAGGGTAAATTACCCCATTCACCCTCATAGTCCTCAGAGACCTCTCCAAGAGCCTCATAGAGTATACCCTTTGCTTTGTTGGGAGTAAGACCGCCTGCGCTCTTGCATACTGCCAGTATCTTCGCGATATCATCGGGGTTCGACAGGTCGGGAGCCTTGAAGTAGACCTCAACATACTTAAAGCCGTAAGAGTTGAGAAGCTTGTTATTGAATATCCATGCAAGCTCTTTTCTTTCGGGCTGAAATACCTGTTCTTCCGTCACTTCCATCGCTGTTTGTGCCGTAGCTCGATTGAAGTCGGTCGTATAGCCAACGTAAAGATCGGGGAGCTGGAACGAAGATTGTACACTCTTTCTGTTATTGTCTATGTACCCCTGGAACAGCTCGTCCTTTTGGAGTATGCTCGACAGTTCTTTTATCTCGATGTCAGGCTTTTCCGTTGTTTCATAGGGAACAGCTCCGTCCTTGCTTTCTTCTTCAAGGAGCAGGAATGCGTGCTGTCCGTTTTCTCCCTTGACATCATTCATGTACGTTTCAAGGCTTGACCTGCTGTCCTCTGACAGCGTACCGCCTTTGAGTATCAGCATAAGGGGGATATGCCGACCGTTTCGGAAATAGTTGTAGTTAAGATAATCGGCTTTTCTCGCTCCTGCGCTTCCGAGTATCTGTCCTATCCAGCGTATTTTCCCGTATGGTTTTGAGTCTATGGTGAATTCCTGTATCTCGTTAGCCTGATATTCAACTTCCAGTGATTCGTATTTTTCAAGATAACGACCATTTCGTCTATCCATGATACGAGGGTCGCCGAGCTCCTTGAAATACACTGTCTTGCCGCTTATATCCTGTCTGTACTTGCGGAATTTCTTTTTCCGTATTATCGGTTCGCCGTCACAGAAATAGGTCATGTCTATCGCAGGGTCGAGGGGCTTGGTTTTCGTGATACTGTCTGTGTCGGAAATGAATTCTATCTGTACGACTTCTCCCACAGTGTTCCTCACCACTTCAACATACGCCGTGCCAAACGTTTCTCTTGCGCCTATCACCTGTTTCATTACTGCGGTTACATCACTGTCAAGGGACAAAGTCTTGAGTATTTTATTTGCCCTGTCATATTCCGCAGCCATTTCGGGTGTCTCTTCGGTATCTTCCTTGTACTGTATACCGATACCGAAACCGCAGATATTTTGCTTATATGCCTTTATGCATTGAGGAAGTATTCGGCTTTCGTCAACTATTGTTTCATAGCCCTTAAAATCTGCGGGCAGCGGAAGCCAATCTGAAGCGCCTGTTTCTTCACTTTCGGATATATGGGTCGGCGTTTCCGATTTCGTTACATCGCCCTGCGACTTGATGATCGTTATCTTCATAGGCATCGGTTTTTTTGCTTTCTCGCTCATCTTTTGTGTTCACCTCGTTTTTTTATCGTTACAGGCAGACAGGCGAGCAATATGCTGTCCGCTTCGTCAGGGGAGTGGAGCCCTCGCTTTTTCATTGCGTCCTTGTTTTCGACTTTGATCTTTCCCTTATCCGTCATCACATACTTTCTTGCCGAAAGCTGTCCTATAAGCTGATCGTCATCAGGGAGTATGAGTTCTACAGGCTTGGGGTTTCCGTCCTCGTCATGTTCGAGCAGGAGCTTTTTGACTACCGACATCATGTAAGTTGTGCTGTCATCGTAGTGCTTGTGCTTTATCTTCTGTCCAAACAATATGGGGAACACTTCAAGCCACCAGTATATATCGGGGTTTACGTTCTTTATGCGGTTGAGACGGTCCACAACACCGCCTCCCACGCCGCCGTCGTCTATCTTGACGGGTATCGGGTCATCCTTCTTGGGGTCGAGCTTATATCTGCTTACAAGCTCGTTTCCGAGCATGAGTATCTGGTCTGCCGTTTCCTGTGTATCTTTGCCGCTTAGCTTTTTGAATATCTCGACTTTTTCATCTACTCTGTAGCTGATTATCGTCTTGTCGTTGCCGAAACGTGCCACGTCGCAGCCGATATGTATCTGAAACGGGTGTTTCCTCGGAATATATTCTGTACGCACCGACTTTTCCAGTAAGGGCAAGGGAATGAATGTGTCATTGCCGGCCAGAGGAAACTCCCCTGCGACACGCACACGGTAGACATCGCTGTCCATGCCGAACATATTGATTATCATTTCGACGAAATCATCCGACACTCTCTCGCTGTTTCTGCCGTCTATGTGTATCGTGCTGTACTTATCCTTGTTCTTGTGATGGCTGTCATAAAAGAAGCCGTTGAGCTGTGTGGGGTTTCCGCACATTAAGAGCCTCGACCCTTCTGTTGACAAAGCACCGAGAACAGGCTCGAATATCTTATCCTCAACGCCCGAAGCCTCATCTATGATGAACAGGATATGCTCTGCATGGAAGCCCTGCAATGCATCGGGTTTGGTGGAAGTTCTTGCAACAGCGAACCATTCCTCTTTATGCCCTCTCATGTAAACTTTTTCATTCGTCCACATAAGCACTTCTTTGAGTGATTTGCTGTGTCTTATCCACTTGCTGACTTCTGCCCATAGGATATCGAAAAGCTGATGCTGTGTAGGAGCTGTGCAGGGTATCTTGGGGAACGGCCTTGTCACTAAGAACCATATCACTATCCACGCCTGTACAGCTGACTTTCCGACACCGTGACCGCTTCGGACACTTGTCATCTGATTGTGTGCCACGCTGTTGAGTATCTTCGCCTGTTCCTTATCGGGAGCTATCCCTATGATATCTTCTACAAATTCAACAGGGTGGTCGGCATAGTACAGTATTGCTTCACTGCTTATCATCTTTCATCCTCTTTTCGTATGCGGCGATAATAGCATTCTCGAAGGATGAAGTGGATCTGCTTGCTTCCTCCGCCTGTTTCAGTTCCTGTTCCTTGAGCTTTATCTCTTTTTTCTTGATCTCCAGTTCTTCATTGCGGACAGTTTCACCCAGTGTTTCCATTACCGCTTTATATGCCTGAGTGTCACCCGTCCTGACTGCCTTGTACAGCTGCATGAATGCAAGAGCTGTCCCGAAGTCGGTTTCCTCTATGCCGAACAGCTGCAGAAGACCTTTTATTTCCTCATCTGCGACATCATAGGAGATAAGCTTTCGCATTTTGGCACGAATGCTTCTTATCCTCGCAGATTTTTTGCCGCCGTTCGATGCCACTTTTTTTCGCTGTTCTTCGGTCATTTTATTAAACGGCACAAGGTTGTTTAATCCCTTTTCATCCAAGATCACCACCACGCATCAATTGTACCCGGGTGCAATTTTTTCATTGCTCCCCGCTGTCTTTCCTCTTTTGGTATGCTTCGCAGATAGTGTCGGCAAATGTAGCCGCCGCTTCCTCGTCTTTTTCCGCATACATCTCCGCTGACCTGTCGATTATGTTCTGTTCAAGCTCTGTGCCCAACTTGATAAGCTCCTTGATGTCTTTGAAGGTCATCTTGCTTTCATCTGCCTCGCTGAATGCTTTGAGAGCTTTTGCCTGTAATGCTCTTGCGATTTTCAACTGTTGGGCTATCATCTTTTCCTTTTGCTTGATAGTGTTTTTACGGGCTTCATGTTCAAGCCAGTTGTCATACAGCCTGACACGTTCTTTCCACTCGTATTTGGTAACCCACCTGTGTACCGCCTGATAAGATTTGCCTATCTCGTCACAAACAGCTTGCACGGTGCGTTTATCTGTCATATCCCGATAAATGGAGAATGCTGTATAGGCTTTTTCTGTTTCACCTGTCTGACGCTCCCAAGGATCGCCTTTGTACTTCATTA